TTGTCAACGCCACCAGCGACCGCCGCGAGCGTCGCTCCGAGGTCAAGAACGCCCGTATTAGACACAAGGTTAATAACTGCATTGGCCAGCTTTTCAAAGCCCGTACCGGCGTCCAGAGCGGCTCCGCCCATGCTTTCAAAGATCCCGGCCACGGAATCCAGCACGCCGGACACGCCGCCGGAAATAGAATCTATAACGTCGGTCATGCCGCCGGAGATCGTCTCGACAACACCCGCGAAATTATCCCCGACCGTATCAATAGTCGAATTGATCTCCTCGGAGTTATCCGAAATGATTTCGACGAGGCCGCCAACGGCCTCTGTAACATTAGCCACGCCGGCGCATGCGAGGTCGATTCCCGCGCCAATGCCAAGCATAGCGGCGCCAAATACGCCAATACCAACGGCGCCGGCAGTTAAAGCCGGGCCCAGGGCCGCCGCAACGCCCATGAGGGCGCCGATTCCAACAGCCATACCGGCAAGCACGGCAATAGCAGGTCCGCCGGCGGACGTGATCCGGATTGCAGCATCTACCAGGACGGAAACGGCCTGCGCGGCGATATAGAGGGCCGCCGCCGCCGCGATCATTTGGAGAGCCGCGCCCGCCATTGTGGACAGGGAAGCGCTCGCCGCTGCGACCGGAGCCGCCGCCGCCGCGGATGCCGCGCCGGTCGCGGCAACGCCGCCGGAGAGTGCCCCAAGAGCCCCTGTAATAGTCGTTACGCCGGTTATTACGGTCGCGCCTATAGATAACAGGGGGCCGATTGCGGCCGCAATACCGCCTATCACAAGGACAGTCGTTTGCATTTCAGGCGAGAGACTGCGCCACGCATCCGTCAAGAATGATATACCGTCAGCAAGGCCCCCGAGGACGTCAGAAATGAGCGGCCCCGCTGCCGTTACGAGATCAGCGCCAACAATTTTTAGCTCATTAAGAGCGGTCTGGAAGCCGTCCAGCGGGTCCAGGGTCCCCTCGAACGTATCAGACACGGATCCTTCAAAGTCGCCCAGCGACGCGGTGAAGTCGGTCAGGTTGAGTGTACCAGACTCGACCGCGTTTGCAATCGCGGCGCCGGCCTTGCCTCCGAACAATTCATACGCGGCGGCGAGCTTATCCGACTGTGAGGCGTTGGACGCCATCGTGTCGGAGAATGCCGCTAAAGCATCATCCAAGGAAACGCCGTCCTTTGCCGCGTTCTTCATTGCCGTTCGCAGGGCGGCGACTGTTGTTGAGGTATCAAGGCCCGCCATAGATGCCTGCCCCAGGAAGGACGCGGCCTCGTAGGCCGACAATCCCATTTCCTGGAAGGACGCGGCGTTATTTGCGATTGCATCCGACAGGGCGCCAACGTCAACACCGGTCTGCCGCCCTACCACGTTCAACGCATCCAGCACGGACGCCGCCTCGTCCGCGTCCATGTTAAAGGTCTGCAGGACGCGAGAAACGGAATCAACAGACTTTGACACATCCTGCCCGTTCAGGTCGGCAAATTTCAGGAATTGGCCGGAGAGCTCCTCCAGGGCGTCGCCGGTCAGCCCAAAACGGGTATTAACCTCACCAATAGCGGCGCCGGCCGTCTCAAAATCCGTCGGGATTGACGTTGTAATGTTTTCGAGTATGCCCTGCATACTTGCGAGGGCTTCCCCGGATGCACCTGTTTTTTGTACGATCGTATCAAGGCCGGCGTCTACCTCCGTCCATGCCGCGACGGAAGCCGCAGCAACGGCCATGAGCGGCGCTGTGAGGCCCTTTGTCAAGGCCCCGCCGGCGGCGCTCATTTTGGAGCTTATAGCCTCCGACATGGAGGACCCGCACGCCTCGCCGGCGGCCGTTCCGGCCGGTTCGGCCGCGTTTGTAAGATCATTCGTTAATGTCTGCTGTGCGCCTTGAAGGACCGGCGTTACCGTTATTGTCGCCTTTGCTATTTCTGGCATTTTCGGCCGCCTTCCTTTCTATCCATTCATGGAGCTCAGCTGGCGGCAATGCCCCTGAGCCAATTTTTCTTGTTTCATTCGGGCCGGCATTTGCCGCCGGGCGCTTTATCAGCGTCGGCCGGCGCACCGGCTTTCGGGTCCTGATTGATTCTAAGCTGGCGTGGATCCAGGCCAGCTCGTCGAAAATGTCCGCTAATAAAGCATTTGTTTTCGTGCGGGTCGTCCAGTCCGCGAGCTCCGGATCGACCGACCGGAGCAACGCGGAATCTGGCCGCGGGTTTTTCAGGAATGATTTAAAAGCGTCCCATGAAAGGTTCCGCCCGACGTCTGCGAGTTCATAGCCCGTTTGCGTAAGCAGATCATACTCAATGGCCTCGCGGTGTTCCCGTATTGACAGCGCGAGCCCAATTATTCCCCCAGGTTCGTGCCTGCTTCCGTGGTCGCCTTTCTCCAGGCGTAGACCAGGGCGTTCCTTTCATCCAGGGTGAGAGATCCATAAACGTTCTCCGGAATGTACCGCACGAAAAACGCGTCCGTGCCGGCCGGCGTTTCCAGGCCGGCGGCCTCGTCGTGTGTCATGCTGCCGCCAAGCGGGATCTTGTATTCCGTTCCGTCGATTTCAACCGCCCACATTTTCGCGGGCCTGCGCATAAGCACGAAATCAGCCATTTTTTATCTCCTTTTTCCTTTCTCACGTTGTCTGGCCGTCGTCCATAATCATATGGAGCGGCTCAATGCATGTAATTGTCGGGGTCCACGAAATACCGGCGCCGGGCGTGAAGGAAACGTTCTCGAGCGCGGAAACCTGGCCGCGGGTTGTGCCAAGGGCCATAAGGTCGTCTCCGTCCTTCATCAGCCAGAGGAAAGCGCGCGGCGCGGGGAGATCATCCGGCGAGAGATTGGCGTCGATCATTCGGCCATGCGTCGAGGAAGCTGCCGTCACCGTCACATTTTCCTCTCCAACGACGACTTTCAAAGATTCTTCCGTTGTGTCCATGAGCGGCGTCTGCACAGTTTCCGTGTGATCGGTCATAAGTACGCGCTTTACTTTGTTGGCCCAGTTTTTAAGCGGAGACGTGCTCCGGTTTGTGCCAAGCGTGATCCCGTCCACGGTTACGTCACCGCCGGATACCCACGGCGACGCGAGCGCCTCCGCAAGGCTCGTCGGGAGCGGCGTATCAGCGGGCGCATGAAAAAACATGCCGGTTGCTTTACCGGCTCCAACTTTAACGTCCATAATTTATACCTCCGTTAAAAATTTGTGAACCGTCACGGCTACCCGCGCGGAGCACATAGCAAGGTCCGGCCTGACTGGATCGGTTCCCCAGGATCCGGACGTATTGACAACAACATGTCTAATACGCGTCGTTTGGTTTTTGGCTATTTGTTCAAGGAGCCCGAGCGCGTTCCTTATATATTCGTCCGCCTCCGCATCCAGGGCGGCCCGTGCATCTATGACGACCTCGAACGTATCAATCGTTGACCGATCATTGCCGCCTACTTTGGTTATAAGCAGGTTTGGCAGATCGTACTCCGCCGGCAACGGACGGCAATATGCCGTCATATATGGTGCGAGCGCGTCCCGGACTTCTTTTTCTACGTCAATGCTTTTATAGAATCTCATGTTACCGCCCTACTAAGAGATTTGTCCTCGGCTTCCGCGATTGATGCCGCGTCGTCGTTAGCTATCACGTATCCGGTAGCAACCGGACGTGTTACGCCATACGCGGAATCCTGGAAGCGCGGAACATATTTGAGCTCGGCACGATAACCGGCCGTTCCGGGCGCGTTCTGCGACGCCTGCTCCGCTATCCGTTCGGCGTTCTTTAGCACCATATCCGCGGCGCCTTCGAGGCATTCAGCAAAGCCCTCGGACGAAAATTGTATAGTGATCTGTACCGCCAATCAGCCCCGCCACCTTTCAACGGAAATCTGCGTATTAGACACAAGGCCGGTAGCGGACCGCCACGTTTTCGGGTCGCCCGTCATTTCGTAGACTTCTCCGTTTGCCACTATGCGATCCCCGGCCTTTACATCCGCTCCGGGTGGAAGGTATATTGTAAGCCCTTCCGACACGCCCAGCACGCGGCCGTCGCGAGACAGCGACGTTGTAGCAGGCTGCACGGAACACCCGTCTATAGTCAGCCGCGCCGGGTTGTCCCAATCCGGGACCGTCGAGCCCCTCGAGACTTTGGAGCCAGGCCGCAACCGTATTATTGATTCTTTGGCCCATGTCGGCAGCATTAGAACACCCCCCGCAATCTGTACGGCGATAAAACATCTTTATTGTCGTCGGCAAGCGCCGTCGCGCGTGCGCTGTTGGTCCAATTAGCGTTATATGTGACGGAGACGCCGCCGGCGGCCTCAGACTGTACGCCAAACGTAGACGCTAAGGCGTGCGTTACGCGGTGAGCCACAAGCTCCCGTAGGCCGGCCGCCATGCCGGCAGAAATGCCGGCCTTATATTCGACCAACACCGGCGTCCACGGCTTCACGTCCTGCCAGGAAACACCGTAAACGCGGAGTATGCCGTCAGGCTCTATTACATACGTTGAGTAGTCAACGCCGCCGATCGACACGCGATCAACGCCGGTCACATAGGTTGCAGGGAGCTGCACCATTACACCGCCCCACGTCGACGTCACGCGTTTATCGTAAAAAGTCGTTTCGAGCCGGCACTGTAAGGTCGGGAATACATGCCAGCCGCAATAATTACGGACCGCCGCGGATGCCGCCTCAATATTTGGGACCGTCCTTTTGTCGGTGCCGTACTTCGCGGCCGTAATCTCGTTAAATGCATCAAGATCAATCAGGCCGGGAAGGACGTCGATTTCGGGGAGCT